TTCCATATCCATTAATAATTTTTTTCCTGGATCATACCATTTAACATAAGGATTAATACATTGGTATAAATCTTGATCTGATGTAATGATAATTCCTTTTTGTTTTTTCCAAGTAAGTTTTTCAGCAGCATAAGCAATTAAATCATCTGATTCTAAACCTACTTGTTTAAATATAGGGAAACCTAGTTTAGGAAATATTTTATTTTTAAGTTTGTCTACCTGCAGATGCATTATATCAATTTGCTTTTGTTCTTCTGGAGTACGTGAATCATGTCTTCTCTTCTTATATCCGGGGAAAGCCCGTTCACGATAACTTTTTTTTGAATCAGCAAAGATCACTATTTTATTACTACTTACTGGAGGGTTTTTACATATATCATAAAGCTCTTGAAAGAATCCATAGAGAACTCCTGTTGGAATATCTTCATGAGTTAAATTTCCGGTGGTGCATCTTGCCCGGTGAGCAATATAACTCAAATCTATAAATACCCATTTCATTTTTTATCTTTCTTGAAGGGTTTGTCTATCATGGGTAATTGTGGCTGCAAAGGTTGATGGAATGTTAATTGACTAAACCAAAAACATCCAGTGAATAGTATTTTCAAACGTTCTCTCCAAGTTAATTTCCAACAAGAGATTACATCACCTTCAGGTTCTTCTGATCTATAAACAGGTAAAGGTAAATATTCGGGTTGATCTTTTGCATAAGTACAATTTGATTCTTTAAATTTAATAGGTTTCATTTCTTTTTCCTTTTCAAAGACTCTCTCCATTTTTCCATAAGCATATCAATATACTTAATAATTTCATCAAAACATTTTGGATCTATATCAGTTTTTGGGAGTGCTCTCCAAACATAAGTACGCCAAGCACCTTTCCAATGAATTATTCCTATTTTCTGATGTCCATAATATTCATTAAATACTAAATACCTTGATAATTTATTTTTAGGTTTTGGAGGAATCTTTTTGAAACTCAAATAACGTTCCATTTAATATCTTCCTTTCCTGTTTAAATTACAGGCAAGCCTAATTTCTCATTTAATATCTTCCTTTCCTGTTTAAATTACAGGCAAGCCTAATTTCTTTCCAACATCTTCCAGTAATAATTTGAAGTTTTCTGTATAAATTTTCTTCTTCAATATAATGAATCAATTTTTCTCTAGTAAAAGTTGCTTTGAATTCTTCAGCATTAATCTTTTGTCCTGTTTTACTCCACCATTTCTCATCAACAAGATAATCAATACAGCTACCAATATCATCAATCCCATATGTGGGATAAATATCCAGTTTGACTTTATATTTTTCTCCTGTTATTCGGTTCTTTTTTAATTTAAGGTCTATGTGGACTCCAATTGATCTTGGTTTCCCTTTAACAGTTTTGGTAATTTGACCATATACACTACTCCATATTTCTACAGTAGCATAAAACTTAAGTGATTTTCCACCAGAACGAGTTTTCTTTTCCCGGCCAAATCCAATATTATCTCTTGTCTGGGAAATGATGATCAATATAGAACCAGTTTTTTTCAAACGATTCACCATCTTTCTTATATTTTCACTATTCTTTTTAGCTTTGCTTGTGCCATAACTTCCTTCTGTTGTTTTTCCTTTTCTGTGAGCCTCTTTCTGTTCTTCAAATTTCTCATTGTCAGCTTCACTATCTAATCCATCCATACTATCTAAAATATATATGAAAGGTTTATCAGCTTTAATTGCATCATCTAAATTATAATAAAATTCTTCAATCAGCATTGAGTAAATTGGATTTCCTTTTTCATCTGTCATGGGTGCTTCAACTTTTCTGGCTACTTCTTTATTAAAAAGAGCTTCCAAATCAATGTTCATTCCGTCCTCAACGTTATCATATATCAATCGGTAATTTTTAAATAAAGGATGTCTTAATGCTTCAGCAAGACATGTCATAGATAAAAAGGTTTTGCCACTTTCAGAATCACCTACTATAAAATAATATTTTCCTTTTGCAAATGCTCCAAAAGGATTATTGGTACACGCCAGGTTTAAAAGTGTAGAACCTGATGAGAGTATATTTTCAGTTTTAGGTTTTAATTTCTTTTTCTTTTTTGGTTTCTTTGCTGCAGTCTTTTTTATTTGCTTCACTATCTTTTTAAACTTGGACATAAGTTTTCCTTAAAAGTAGGGGAGAGGTTATTAGCCCCTCCCCCAAAAATGTTTAATTATTCTTCTTCCTCTTCTTCTTCGTCCTCTTCCTCTTCTTCAAAATCATCATCTTCTTCCTCTTCCTCTTCTTCGTCGTCCTCTTCTTCTTCTTCTTCCTCTTCATCATCCCAATCATCATCTTCGTCGTCCTCTTCTTCTTCTTCTTCCTCTTCATCATCCCAATCATCATCTTCGTCGTCTTCTTCTTCTTCTTCCAAATCTTCCTCTTCTTCTTCGTCTTCTTCATCATCCCAATCATCATCATCATCTTCTTCGTCCTCTTCAGGTTCAGGCTTCTTCTTCTTTTTAGCTGCCTTCTTTTTCTTTGCTGCTTTCTTCCTGGGTTTGGGTTTTGCTTCTTCTTCTTCATCATCATTTTCTTCTTCGTCTTCAGGATCTTCAGGATCTTCACCTTCAAGAAACATGGCTTCAATCTTTTTAGAAGGAAGAACATTTAAAATGGTATCCAGGTCAAGAACTTTTTCCAGGATTTCATCTTCATCCATTTCATCACGTTCAACAAAATCAAAAGCTGTTGCTTCAAGAAACTTATTCCCATTATAAACAGCATCTGAAAATCTCACTCTTACTGTTCTGCCTTCATCCGTCACGTCCCAGAAAGAAAAGTTGTCTTCATTTTCGGGCTCTTCCAGTTCTGCATTCAACTGCATATCAAATTTGCCATATGAAAGAGCGAAAATAGCAATGGTATCAGGATCGTCAGGATGAAGAATGTTCATTATGACCCATTCCTGGCCTTTAATGTCATTGATCAACTCTTTGTTTTCATCCCAATTCTTTTTCAGTTTGTCAACTTCATTGCAGATGATACAGGGTTTGCCAATTGACCGGGGGCAAACAACAGAAGCTTTGTCAATACCCAGATCATAATGAACTCTGAAATATCTTCTGAACCAAAGATTACCTTTTCCAATGACGTTTCCATTCCGTTCTTTATGATCCTTGATTGAAATTTCAAAAGGAACAATATCCAATTTGTATTTTCCTCTTTTCTCAGGAGACCATACTTCAGTATCTTTAGGAAGATTCAACCAGTTTGCATTTTTATGACCATGTTTTTCTTTGTGTCTTCTTTTGAAAGCCGGTTACGATTTGACTTTCTTTTTTTACTTTTCACAGGTCTCTTCTTTGCGGATTTTTTCTTTGCTGCCTTCTTTTTGGCAGGTCTTTTCTTAACAGCTTTTTTCTTAGCCATTTCTTTTCCTTTCTTTCCATTCCTCAATTGATCGCATTATAGCTGTAGTTGATGTTCTAGCAGCCACATACAACCAATACCAAGCAATGATTCCAATAAAAATATATCTCAAAACAGTTACAAAATTATTCACGGCTACCCTTCTTTCTTTTCCGACTCTGCTTGATCATTTTCTCATTAGTCTTTTCTCCTTTCTTTTTCTTAACTTTATTCCAAAAATAATCTGGTGAATGAGGCGTGCTTGGTCCTGAAAAATATTCTCTTCCATGAAGTTGTACCAACAACTCTAACATTCGTTTCCTTTGCTCCATTGATTCTTGAGCTTTATTAAGTAAATCAGCTTCATATCTAGCATTAATCATTCGTTTATAAGCAATTTTATATTCAACATGAGTTGTGACTGCTTCTCTAATAGCATTGTCAGTTACCTTTGTAATATTAAATGCTGCTGGTTTTCCTCTTGCTCTTCGTGCTAACTCAGCTTCTTTTACGCTTAGTTTAAATTTATAAATTTCATATTTTTTACGGGCTTTCTGAGTCAATGAAGAATATTTAAAATAGAGTTCAGGCTGAAGACAAGCTTCAACTTCTAAATTTTCAATATCAATTTCTGAATCTTTTTCAAATTCGTTTTTATTCATTAGTAACCACCATTTGCCATATTATTTATAACATCTTTTGCAAATCTTTCAACAGCTTCTAATTGAGCTTCGGCATTTCCAGTATTCTGGTCAGCCCTTGTACGATATTTTTTATATTGTTCTTTTTCCATTTTGTGAAATTCTAAAGAGCCTTTAAGTGTTTTTATTTCTCCTTCTAATTCAATAATCTTTTTTAATTTTTCGCAATTCTCTTTTGCAAGCCTTTTAGTAAGTTTAAGTAATTCATCTTTAGTCATTTTTCATCTCCTTAAAATAAAATATAAAATGCGGTGAAGTAAAAGGAAAGGAGAACATGAATTCCCAACCGGTCGTGACTGCTTGTCCATGATTACAGCAAAAACCAACTCCACCGCATAGTTTTAAAAGAACTTTCTTATATATTATTATCTTTTTCAACACTTTAAAAGTCTCCATTAACAGCTTGATAGCAAGCTCTTACCAAACCAAACTTCTTTGAATCGTAGAAATGATTTT